CCATCTCTATATATTGCTTACGTAATTCTTTTAATTTGTCCCAACGTTCTTCTAATTCGGGATTGGGATGTAGTATACCAAGTCGTTCTTCGATTTTTTCTATAGCTTCGCTTAGACTCTTGCCACCTATCGTGATATCTCCGCCTTCTTTGATTTTCATACCATCGGCATTAATTTCAACAGTAGTAGTATTTGTTGTCCCTGTAATCCAGTTATGCCCTGTACCCGCTCCTGTAGTAATGGTATATCCACCGTTAGGAACTGTAGTGTTGGTTGTGCTACCGATTGTTGTAGTAGTAAACGTTGATGGCAAAGTTATCGATCCAACTCCGTAGTTCTTTGGGGAGAGGGTAATGGTATCGATGCCACTACTGTATGTGATATCATCATACGGTTGAGCAGCATCGTAACCACTTATATCAATAACGGTATCGTTATTGTTATCAGACATTTAAGCAGCCTTGGCTTCTTTACGAGCGTTCTTTTCTACTGTGATTTCGTTACGACGAGCTTTAACTGCTTTACCAACTTCTTGAAGTGCTTTACGAGCACGGGTACCTGCTGCGTTGTTACCAGCGGCAAATTTTGCATCTTCCGCTAAAAAGTTTTCAAATGCTGATTTTAATTGTTCTACTGTGTTTGACATAATGTTTTCCTTAAGTTATGTTCTACTACTTATAATAGTAATTGGTGTGGTCGGTAGGATTCGAACCTACAAAGGCTGTGTCTAGGACGTTGCCCCGTTCCCTGGTGCGTTTCACAACGGACTGGAGGTATGCCATTCCACTCACGACCACATGTATATTATATACTCTCGTTTCTACAGACGCAACCTTATTTGCGGTTAAATATGACTAGTTTATGACAATCAATTTTCAAAAAATTCCATTCCAGGATATCGTACGTTTTGGACAACGCACAATGTTAAGCCGTCCACTGTTTTCTACCAGTTGGATTTTGGGCCGCTTCTGTAATTATAACTGTTCATACTGCTGGCCGTATGCTCGCAGTGACACACAGGATTACCAAAGTTTGGATGTATATAAAAATACAGTAGATGAAATCAAACGACAAGCTCGTGAAAATGGATTCACAGAATTCCATTGGAGTTTCAGTGGCGGCGAGCCTACTGCCTTTCGACAACTTCTAGAGCTAGTCAAGCATCTAGATGAAACTGAAAGCACATATCAAAGCATACACATGACTACTAACTTGTCGCCGGGTAGCAAATGGTGGAACACTTGGTGTAAGAATACAGAGATGTTACAACGTAGAAGTATTACAGCCAGCTTTCATGATGAGTTTGCCAAAGAGCAAGAGTTTGGGGACAAGTGCTTACAGTTACAATACGAACTGGTGCACGTTACTATCAATCAAGTTATGGTGCCAGAAAAGTTTTACGAATTGTATGAACGTATGGAACGTTTTCACAAACGTGGAATTAATGTGACTCTTAAGCCGCAGAGCGATCCAACAGCCAGCAACATTGTAGATGGCTATACTGAGGAAATGATTAATTTAATGCAAACTGGATTCCCACAACGTGCCAACGGAGATGATGTTTATCAAATTGCATTATATGATGCAGACACCACAGAATATTTATTTGATCAAGCAGAACGATTTAATGCTTTTGGATTTAACAACTTTCAACATTGGAGTTGCAATAGTGGATATCAAAGTGTTATAATAAGAGGTAATGAGGTTAAGAGATCATACAGTTGTCATGATACACCCTTGGGCACCCTCAACGAAGGATTTAATTTGTTTACACAACCAAAAATATGTATAACACCTAGCTGTGTAAGTTCGGCTGATAGTAAAATACCAAAATGCAAATCGATCTAGAACATTTACATTATTGGATGCAGGCTATCCGCAACAGTGAAAACCCTATGAGGACCATGGATGCCTTTTGGTCAGGGCAACTTAAAAGCAAAGAATGGTTGATTACTAACTTACGTAAAAATGTCAATCAGGTAGTCAGCATCGATATTCACGGAGGGTGGGTAGGAGTATTAGCCAGTATGCTGTTTCAAAGTGATATCTATATCACTAATATTCGCAGCGTTGATATTGATCATACATGCGAATCGATCTCTAACATGATGAACAAGTCGGAGGAAATCGCAGGAAGATTTCAAGCAGTTACCGCAGACATGTGCGAGATTCGAAGTGATGCCGACGTTGTAATTAACACCAGCTGTGAACACATCACCCAGGATCAATATGATCTATGGTTGAGCGGAATGCCTCATAATACATTATTGGTATTACAGAGCAATAATTATGACATTCCCGAACATGTAAGAATTGCTAATAGCTTAGAAGAATTTAAACAACAATGTCATCTAGAAAAAATACTTTGGGCAGGTGAATTAACGTTGCCTTTATATACTAGATTCATGATTATTGCTAGACCAGGTTAAATTCTCAAAACTTAGTTTGTCTTTACTTGGATTGCGATTAAACTTATAACGATCTGGCGGACTATCCGGTAATACACACCCTTGATTTTTCCATGCATCTCTTCTAATAATCTGATGTAAGAAATTCGTTATACCGTCAGGTACAAAATCACACCAAGGCCCAGATCTTAATTCTTCCAGATCGATATCTGTTTCATCACACCATTGAATAATTCGTATGTCTTTGTCCTCAACTTTTGCCATGACATGATAGATATTATTATCTGCTTGTACTATTCTTTCAAAAGATTTATTATTTTCTCTACACCATTGTTCTATAGACTTATATATTTCGCTGACAAATTTTCTTTCTTGTCCGGGGTTTCGACCTATGTCGCTACCGTATCTTATCCTAAAGTTTTTACTCAACCATTCATTGCTGCATATTTCGTTCATTATAAAATCAACTTCATCTAAGGATATCATTGTATAGCTTATGTAACTAATAGACATTCCTTCTAAATGAATGTTATTGATTGCCGTTAACTGTTTTCTTCTAATAGTTGCATGATCGTTATAACTAGGATGATTTAATCCTATGTTGACACTGCTTAACCCGCTGGCTTTGGCTTGTTTTACGTATTCTAAATCAGAAAAACATATTCCGTTAGTCATCACCGAAACTGTAATACTAGGATCTAGTTTTTTAATTTCACTTACTAGCTCGTTAAAATCTTTTCTTAATGTAGGTTCAGCACCACTGAGGATAACTCTATGAATATCATCGTTTCCTAAAGGCCAATTTTTAATTTGCGATAATATCGAATCAATAGATTGATCTGTTAGACTGTTATCTGGTTCGTGATAGCAATGAGGACATGATAAATTACATCGATCAGTTACTTCGATTAATACCCCGCCATTAAAATTATACTGTGGATTGTCCTGTGTATAATATATGTTAGAATAAAACTCGTAGTCACTCTCAATCATATGATGACTGATTCCATGTACCGCACATTGTTTTGCGATGTATACTTTTCCGTCTTTGTGATATCGTACCGCAGGAATATGACTATGACATTGATGGCATAGGCTCACAGTATATCCTAAATTATTTGGAACAGCAGCCAACAGTTTATCAATCAACGTGGATTTAAAATGATTTAATCCTTGAATGGTAATATTATTCATATGTGCTGATCTGTAATACGATTCTGGGGACATGACCAATGTTTGCAGCACCGTGAAGAGCCGACGAATCACTGTACCTATATAAATCACCCATTTTATAATTTGAAATAAATTGATCTTGATATAAGAATACATGTCCGGGCTGGTAGTCCTGCCACGGCATCCAGTATCTTTCGCTGTTTGCTTGATACAGTGCGTGAGGATCAACATGCATGGGCATAAAATTTCCAGGCTGCATCTTGGTAATCCACCAATGATATTTTTTCTTAATGAATGGCAGTTCTAAATTAAAGTTGGTATTTGTTTTGTCAAACATGTAAAAATAAATGTCCGTGGACTTGTAGCCCGCAGTCAATGCTTTTTGATATTCATTTTCTTCTTCAACACTATCCGGAGTCTTACCTTCAGCAGGTCTTCCCATCCCTCTCGAGTTTAGGATTTCGTCAATCCATTCCTGCTTGATATATTCTTTAAAATTTCCTATTAGTTCCATTCATATTCCTTTACAAACGGATATAGTTTTTTGTAGTTTGTATTTCTCGTCCTATCATATAGCTCTAACACTCTAGTTCTTTCTTTGACCACAGAATCAAAATTATCAGGAGTTTCTTTTATGTAGTTAGGTATAGTTCTGACATACTCGAGAGTCGATGGATTCTCTAAAAATATTTTATAATTTTTATTTTTTTCAATGTAGGAAAAAATCTTATCAGCTAACTGGGTTTTCTGAGATGTTTCTAAATATTTGATATCAAAATAATCCGGCTCAGATACTAGATTAAAATTTATAGTCAGAGGTTTGCTTATTGTTTGTCTAATAGCTTCAAATTCATCAAAGATCTTGTCAATGTCAAATATATTAAAGATAGAAAATGTTGTAGATATCTTTAGGTTAATAACATCATCATTTATTAAATTATCAAAGTTCTTTCTGAATGTTTCATATGAAGCAGGATATCTAATAAAATAAAAACGATCTTCGTCAATGTGATCAAAGCTGGCAGTTAAATCCACTGATTTAAACTGTTTCATTAACTCCACTTGCTTTTTATTAATCAAAGATAAATTTGAAATTGTTTGTATAGAAATATTTTTAGCAATTCCTTTTTCAATGCAGTATTTGAGTAGATCATTGGTAAAGGGATTAACAAATGCTTCACCACCTACTAATTCTAATTCATAGCATTGACTAAGCGCAGGCTCAAGTTGCGCTATTACTTTTTCTGGTGTGGTTTTTAATGATAGACTTCGAACGTCTCTGATCTCATCGGACACATCAGATTGATCAATATAATTTAACCATTGAGGTACCTGTTCTTTTTCTGATTTCCAAAACACCACTTCGTCTTCTATTTTATCACTTGAAACCTGGTTACACATGATGCATTTTAAATTACATAGGTTTCCTATTTTTAGAACAATGTATTTTGGATGTAGATCTAAATGACCATTGTTTTCGTAGACTTCTGTTAGTATTTTTTCATCAATCGAATTATTCTTATTGTTTGCTTTCTTTCTATATGAAAATGCCCCTGCAGCCTCGTTCTTCCAGCACTTATCACATGCTGGATTTTTAATACCGGTTATTAAATCCATTCTAAGAGTTTTATAAAATTCATGATTCCACATATCTTCTATACTGTATTCAAATATAGAAAAATATCTCCCTTCATGTTCTATAAGGGGAGGACTCACACAACATTGTCGCCAATGATTATTTGGAGATGTAGTTATGCTGGTAAAAGGCAGTACACAAAAGGTACTTTCGTTTTTATTCATCCGTGTGGGATATTCTCTTAAATATATCTATGTGGTATTTAACTAATGTTTAGCTTCCAAGAATTAAATCAGGTACACCTAGAAATCACAACCCGATGTCAAGCGTCGTGTCCTATGTGCAGCCGGAACTATCACGGAGGTTTAGATAATCCAAATCTTAAATTGGCCGATTGGACATTTAATGATTTCCAAAAGATTTTCAACGATGAGTTAATAGCTCAATTATCAGGAGTCTATTTCTGCGGAAATTTTGGGGATCCCATCATCAACAAAGATCTTCAGAAGATGTGTTCTTACCTAACAGATAAAAAAGATAACATATCTGTTAGAATCCATACCAACGGTAGCGCACAATCTGCTGATTGGTGGCGAAAACTTCCGTCGTGCTTACCTAAAGATCATGTCGTAATATTTGGCATTGACGGGTTAGCAGATACCCATAGCATATATAGAATAGGAACTGATTTCAATCAAATTCTTAAAAATGCCAAAATATTTATTGAATCCGGTGGCGTCGCAGAATGGGTCTTTATAAAATTCAAGCACAACGAACATCAAGTTGAGGAAGCAAAAAAATTAGCCGACGCAATAGGATTCCAAAGATTCAGCGTTAAAAACAGTTCCAGATTTCTTACAGATGATCGTTTTCCTGTTTTAAAATCAGACGGATCTGTTGACTACTATTTAGAACCGCCTACAGAAAATAAAATTGTATTTGTAACAAAAGATCTTGTTAAAAAGATCGATCAATGGTTAGAAGATGTTGAGATCGATTGTTATGTTTTAAAGAATAAAGAGTTATACATTGATGCTCATAAAATGCTGTGGCCCTGTTGTTTTGTAGCCTCTACTCCGTATAATCATAATGAGTCAGATAGTATTATTTTTGATTTAAAAAACAGAGCCCTAGAAGAATTTAAAGGGTTGGTCAATGATCTCGGCGGTGCAGAAAAATTAAATTTACTAGAATATAGTTTACAAGAAATAATCGGATCTCCCGAATGGCAATCAATATGGCAAGAGAAATGGAAAAACAAACAATTATTAGTTTGTGCAAAAACTTGTGGGAAATCAAAAATTACTAATTTTTCAAAGCCCAGTGAGCAAATTGTTGAAAGACTTAATTTAAAAAGTTAAAATGACAAAAAAATATTTTTGGTTACAGGAAGAGAATACCATGTTAGGTGGATGGCAGCGCAAGGTCGCTGATCTGACTAGAACAAATACTTTTTGTATTCTTCCAATTGAATGCTTTGGCTCAAACTGAAAAAGGAGAAGCCTCTTATTACCACAATAAATTC